CATGATCTTGCAGCCACCGCTTTGTGAATACCGAGACGAACTGCTGCATCTCGTCGGCTGTGATCCACCGCTCTTGATAGCATTCCATCGCCTTCTTCACGGTGCGCTCTACTGTCGCCACCAATTCTGCCCGAAGTAATTTGTCCATGACTGTTCGCTTTAAATCTTTTGACCGCAACATGGGCAGAATCTTGTCTTCTCCCTATCCTTGCACACAATCTTTGTGCAAACGAATGGTTTTATCGACTCTATCTGTCGCATGAGTCTTGCGTTCTCCTTTTCGAGTTCTATCACCCTTTTTACTAATACCTCGCTCTCCGTCATGGCTTAGTCCCTTTCCAATACTGGTATGATTCCGTATTTCTTCAGTTCTTCGTATAGGAACCGACGGCCAGCCTGTGTCCACTCGGTGTGCATCACCACGTCGGGCATTCCGTTAGATCGGGTGATATCTATCGTGCGACTCGAAACATAGCCACAATCTTTATATCGAGAGTAGAGAATCCATTGCTCGTTGTTCTTGTATTGGATGCCCATCTTCGCCAACTGTTGGTTGAATGCTTTGGCACTCATACCATAGTCCTGTGCAATCTGTGAGACAGTCATCAATGAACGGGAGCGCATGATGATGTCGAGATAGTTTCTATCGTGCTTCAGTTCTTGAACCTCGGATGCTAACTCGACATTTTCTTTTTCGAGTATCTTGTTCTCAATCTTCAGGGAGTCATTCTCTATGGCCAGAACCTTCTTCTCGCGATATTCCTTCGCCCATGCCATTGCAGCCTCGGCTGGATCGGTGAAGTCTGGCAACGTTATCATGTTGGCGCGCTCTCTCTGCTGATACTCCTCCAACTTGTTAACAATCTTTTCACGAAGAATTGGGTCATAACCTGATGCAAGGATCAGACAGCCTTTTGGAGTCAGTTCGTACATCGGGCGAACCTCGCCTTTTTTGTCTTTGTAATTAACCAATCCAAAATTGGATTCGTTGACTCCCTGCTCTAAAAGATTGCGAATGTCACGCATTACATGGGCGTGATTCTTACCTGTAACTTCAGCAATTTGCAAAGATGTCATACCTTGCACCTTGTGAGTCTCTCCGAATTGAATCAAATCTTTCTGCATCGTTCTTTCTGGTTTATCGTTATTTCAGTCTTGTAATGCTCACAGCGTTTGCGTCGAAATCCTGCTTGCACAGGAATTCCAATTTCTCCTCCTGCTTCAACTGGGTGCAAGTCACACGGGCAGCAGACACCTTCTTTGCATCTACCAACGTGAAGATGCGCGTCTGTCCGATGTGCATCTCACGAAGTTCCTGTCTTGTTACTTTTTCTTGTACCATTGTTTTAATGTTTCTTAATTTTCTAACACTTTTGTAATATAATCGGGAAGAATGCCGTATATTTGTAGCCCATTACCTCTGCAAATGCGCCGTGTGCGCTTTGTTGAAAAGACGCTCCACGTCTGACGGCTATTCTTGTGCCCGATTAGTTGCTTACTTAATTTGGGTGCAAATATAAAACAAAATTGCCAAATGTGTTGCATTTTATGTAGCAAATGTGTGATATTTTAATGTTTTTTAAACAAAAGTGCTTTATATATGCCCAATAAGCAGGAAAGATTGAAAGAAGTGTACGAACATCTAAGAGAATGCTTCGGTGTTCATACGCAGACAGATTTTGCTGAAAAATTAAGGTATTCCAGAAATGCTATATCACTTGCACTGAATGGCAATGAGAAGTACCTCACCGACAAACTATTCAGGAATATCTGTGAAGTATTCCCGAATGTCTTCAATTTGAACTATCTCTTGACTGGCGATGGCTCACTGCTCATGACCGATACTGCGCCCATGACGGAGCATCAGCCAACTGCTAACAATTATATGGCTGACGTTATAGCAGCCAAAAACGAAACCATCGCTACTCAGAAAGAGACTATCGCCGCCCTTCAGCGTGAGGTCGATATGCTCCGTCTTGAAATCGAGCGTCTTAGGTCGAGCGAGTTCTCCCTTGTGGTTGCCGACAACACCGAACCTGACAAATGAAGATACTCGCATATATCATACACACCTTAATATCGTGGTGCAGCTACAATGTTTTACCATTGTTTTACCTTGCACCATCTAATACCATTGTGTTAACCTTCTATATATCGTCATTTTGTGTAATTTCAAACTATTCCCGACGGAATCACTCTGGTAAAACATCGGGAATGCCTTTAATTAGGCCACCTCCGCGTAATTTAGGGCATTCTCAAACAATCGGAAATGAGACTAAAAACGACAAATTATAACAAAATATACCCAAATATGCCCGAATGTTTTACTTTTGGTTGACCACAAAATAGGCTTTGGTAAAACATCGGCAAAAACAATGATGAAATGATAACCACTAAAATAATATTTGATAGAAAGAAACAGGCTGGCAGGGATGGACTTGGCACGATCGAGATTCGCCTTACACACGCGCGCAAATCCATATATATCAGCACGGGTGTGCGCATACGCGAGCGCGAGTGGCTGGCTGGTCAGATTGTTAATCGTCCTGATGCACCAGTGCTTAATGATAGGCTTGTCGCCATCTGGGAGGTTGTAAATCGAGAGGCTACAGCAGCCATCAGGAATGGTGTCGCCCTTGATGCAGAGAAGATTAAGGCGAAGATTTGTCCGATCAAGGATGCTGCAAACGCAGAGCCAATGTTTATGCAGTGGGTGAAAGAACAGGTCGAAATCCTAAATATTGCGCCAGGCACCCGTAGGCAATACAAGTCGCTGCTTATCCGGCTAACGGAATTTGACAGGCTGCGAAGATGGGATGATCTGACGGCAGAAAATATCGTCACCTTTGACGCATGGTTGCACCAGCGAAAGAAAAAAGATGGTGAAGAATTGCTCGATTCGGCAGTCTTTAAATATCATCGAAACCTGAAGGCTCTGCTGAATAGGGCCGTGACCTTTGGAAAGATTGACAGGAACCCTTATGATCTGCTTCGTGGAAAGTTTAAGCGTGGAGATCGTGAGAATCTTGACTATCTGACGGAAGATGAGATGAAGACCATCGAAGAGATGGAGTTGCCCGATGACGAGATGATGCAGAAGGCGAGAGATTTGTTCGTGTTCCAGATGTACACGGGCTTGTCGTATTCGGATGCCGAAGCCTTTGATATCTCGCAGTATCGGAAGAGTGGCGATACTTATGTGAGGGTGGCAGAACGCATCAAGACGGGTGTGCCGTATGTCAGCCAACTATTACCGCCAGCCATCGCCATTCTTGAAAAGTATGGCTTCGAGATTCCGCAGATCGAGAACCATGTGTACAATCGTGCGCTGAAGGCCATCGGTGTGGCTGCTGGTATCGCGGTACCGCTACACTCACACCTGGCGCGCCATACCTTCGCCACATGGATGCTGCGCAATGGGGCGAAGATTGAGAACGTGTCGAGGATGCTTGGGCATACCAACATCAGGCAGACGCAGAGGTATGCGAAGGTGCTGGCGAAGAGTGTGCATGAAGATTTCGAGATGGTGGCGAAGAAGATGAAAAAGAAATAAGGGAGGCCGATTGGCTTCCCTTATTCCGTAGCACTCAACTTTGCATTCTCTTCGCGCATCATTCTGCGCATTTCCTCGATATCGGCTTGGCTCGGCATATTTCCTTCAGGTTCGTCTTTTTCCCACGGGAACTTTATGAGGTCTGATGGGCGATATATCCCGGCCTTCTTCAAGTCTGCCATCGACACGCTCATCAGGTAGAATGTCTGCCAACGAGTGGCACTCCACATCTCGCGTGTTCTGCGGAAATAGCCGCGAGAAATCAGCAGGATATCACAGTAGTCGAGTTCAAAAAGATATTCATGGCGGTTGTAGCCTATTTCGCCCACGAAAAGTTGGTACATTCCGTGAGCGGTACTCAGTTTTTTTCTTCTTTCTCCGTAGCTTCTTTTTCGTCTTCCGTCATGTTGTTTTTCACGTCAACAACAGATGGGATGACATACCATTCTGTTCTTAGTTCAGATACTGTCTTGATTAGTGCCTCCATCTCGTCTGATGATGCGTCGAAGAGCACATCTTTTACTGATACAGGTGGCTCCTCGTCTTTTCTGGCATATGCAGCGGTGATGGCAGCGAAGCCAAGTTTGATGAAATCGTCGGTGGTGGCATTGATCACGATGTTTGTGATCTTTCCTTCCTCATCTTTCTCAATGGTCGGTACAAAAACCGATGATGACTTTTCTGCGAGTTTTTCGTAAAAAGTCTCTGTTGCGGCACAATAACGAATCAGTACGTCTTTGCCACAAATCTTGATGGTTCTTTCTGTTGTCATGTGGGATAGTTGTTTGAATGAATTATGAATACTGACTAAGCGCACCGTCGCCGATGAACTTAGCCGAAAAAGTGGCAAAATCCTTATTCTTAGCCATCAGTGTAAGGTCTGATAAAATGGCCTCTCCGGTCATCTGCAACCTGTTGGCGATAGGTGTTCTGTTATTACCGGATTCGGCTGTCTGCGATAAACGTATGACGTAAGTCTCGCCAACTGTCAGCCCTGTGACCAATACCGCACCGCTATCTGGTGTCGTTGTGATGAGCGCATCGACTTGTACATC